TAAATCTGTCCGTTTGCTGTAGCAAGAAACGGTGAAGCACAATCAAATGTAATTTGGAAGTTTGGATTGTGATACTTACGAACAGCTCGTTGAACGTCTGTTAGTAATGTAGCCCATTCTAGTTTCGAAGTACCTAAGAAGTGCATTACGTCATGCACACCCTTTTCCAATAGTCCGTCAAACCTCAATGCAACTAGACGTTTAAGAACCAAATGAATGTCGCACATGTTCTGTCCACCCATTGACCAACCGTTAAAATGGTCAGTATATTTTTTAGGATCACAGTAGTCTTTCATTTGCTGATACCAATCCTCTGCATCAGCATGATTTTCACCTTGTAAAACATTTAAGAACTTACAAGCACCTGTTCTATGCTTCATCCAATAGTCGTTATTAATACGTGTAGCATTTACAGCATCTTGATAAGTGCTAATACCTGTTGCTTTTGCACCTGCAGGTGAACGTGAAACCCAAGCAGGAATATCAAGTATCATACCGTAATCCATATAAGCATCCATCCAACGGAGAACGCCGTCACGTTTCTTTTGTGCTTTTGGACAGTTTGGATCTTTCCAGTCACCTTCCCATACACCTTTACCAATTTGGAAGCCACCCGAGTCGCCCAGTAGCCAAGTATTTTCTCTATCTCTGTTTCGCACCATATCTTCTTTAGGTGCGTGTTTGTTGATGTCTAATTCAGCGTGTCCTGCTGAATACAGTGTCCATTTGTATTGGAATTGACCTTCTTGTTTGTTAAGATAGTTTAAACTCTCTACACCGTTAGCAAAGTTGCTAGGAATACGTGACTTATCTACATATTCATCAAAACGTTGCTTACCTACATAAGTTGCATAGAAACCACTTAGTGCAGGAAGAAAGATCGCATAATCGTTTTGTGTTGCTGTTAAGTCTTTATTCATTCGTTACTTGCTCTGTGCTGGAAGAATGTAATCGTATTTTACCATGCCGCTATCTACTGAAATCATCATAGCACCTTGATCCGAAATGCTCATAGTAATATCACCATCTAGATTAAGAATACTTTGAACTTGTGCTACTGGCCAACTCCAAGTGTGTTGAAGACTACCTTCTACACCGTGCTGGAAAACAAACTCACCTGCGTGTGTGCTTGCATCACCAAAGCTAAACACTAGATTATTATCCTTAGTAGTAACATTAAATGTAGGCTCTTCACTGTGTGCCGCACTCATTAGTTTCATACGTGCAATACTTGCAACACTAGGACTAAATGTTACATTCCATGATGCACCTTTGAACTTAACAGTTTTAAGTTTTTCCTCAATAATTGCTTTGTTCATAAAGCGGTAATCATTTTGGAAATCGCCTGCAGCGTTTTCAAAGTGAATGTGTGTAGGAACAACTTCACCGTTACGTTCTGCTTCAACTACTTCTAGTTTAGCATCTTTTTGGTATTCAGGATTTTTTAAATGCAATGCAAGTTTATCCAAATTAGGCATACCAAACGTGCCTTTAAATTCTGCTACAGGTGCATTTGTTTCACCTGATAAGATAACAGATCTATCATCTGCCATGCTTTCAACTGATGTACCTTCATCACTATTAATTTTAACTAGATTCAAAAAACCTAGTGCATGTGTATGAGCTACAATGTCTTGTAAAATATCTTTCATAAGGGTTCTCCATTTGTAATGTTTATTATATTATCGTTGCCTTGCTTTGTCAAGAAGTTTTCTACCGTGTATTTAGGTTTCCAACCAAGGGCCTTAATTTTTTCTGTGTTTGCGCAAGTAAACTCACGCTCTCCAGGGGTATTTAGACGAATGGGTAGTCCAGGTGCTAGGTCTTGAATCCTAACTGGAACACCAGTTCCTATATCTATTATACCTTTGACGTATTCTGCTTTGATTAATATTTCAATAGCATCGAGTACATCGTTTAAATGAACAAAATCTCTATAGTGTTTTGTTACATATTCTAAAGTTCCGTCTCTTAGTTTTTTAAAAAACATATTTTCTCTTGTACATGTATCCGAATAAACTGTATGAAAACGCATACCTAATGTGTTAGGATAACGTTCTGCTAATTCTTCTAAACAATACTTAGAAGCAGCATAAGGGTTTAGGTCAGGCTCATATGCACTAGAGCTACTTGCGTAAAGAATGCGTGTATCTTCAAACTTTTCAAAAAGACGTCTGCTTGCTTCTATATTATTCATCCAATAGCCTGCTGGATCTTTTAAACTTTCACGTACACCACTTTTACCTGCAAGATGTATTACAAGATCGACACGTTCCGGCCATTTATCAAAGTATAAAAGATCTTGATCGGCACCATCAGCAATGTCTATTGTATAAACTATATGCTTTTTACGTTGTAACCGTTTCAGCAACATTGAACCAATGAAGCCTTTATGTCCAGTTAAAAGAATTTTCATTTGTTTTCTCTTTCTACAACACTTTTTCTTAGTCCACTTGAACTAAATCTATGATCTCGTTTGTTAAAATATAGTTCTATGTCTCGTTGACGACAAATATCTTTACCAGTAAAATCTTTATCTCTATATTCTTCTCCAAGTATGCGAACGTGTATCTTATAAAGTTGTAGAATGTCTTCTAAATCTTGTTCTGTTCCGTATGGAATAATTTCATCAACATAACCTACAGCCTTTAGTTGTGTATAACGTTCAACAATAGTTTGAATCGGAGGGTTCTTATTAGGTCTATCGACACTAGGATCCATTTGTAAACCTACCATTAAGTAATCACATTGATCTTTTGCTTCCCTAAGCATTTGGACATGCCCAGAATGTAGTAGATCAAATGTACTACATGTAAATCCTACCTTCATGTTACCTCCTCTTACAGCCATTTTCCTGTAATCATGTTTTTAAACTCTCATATCTTATACATACCGCCTGAGTACCTATTGGAAAATACTCATCCTTAGCACCTTTCTCAAGTGCTAATTTTTCTCTAGCAATAAAACACTCATTGACAGTGTCAAAACGACCATACTCTTTTGCAATAGGGTGTCCGTGTGCTGTTAATGCAATGTAAACTAAAACCCATTCCATTAGTCTACCTCATAGTTTTCTGCTAAAGCTCTTAGCATTTCTATAAGCTCTCGTATAGTTGCTAGATCTTGATCTCTTTCTGTATCAATTTCTATTTCCATTTTTACTTTCATATTACTCTCCAAAGTCAAACAAACTGTTAAATGTATTGTGTTGCTTTGTATCTTCTAGCGGATAGTCTAACACACCAATTAAGTTTCCAAGTTTGTTATCGATAATTGTTTCTGCCATTGCTGAATCATCAAATGGCAGTTCTTTAAACCATTCAGGAATACGCAGCTCATCTGTTGGATAAGCGACACTTGTATAACCTAAAGGATTCTGTTTTAATTTGCATACAATAACTTTCATACCATCTACAATTTCTTGCGAATACTTGTCACCGTTCATACGTTTTAGTGTATTCCAGTTGATGCTTGCTCGTACGTGGCCTGGCATATTTGCCTTGCCTTGTTTTTGCTCTAGTCTCTGATAGTGTCCAATCTTGTTTGCACGTTTAGGCGAACCTTTCTCCCAACCTGGACGATTTTCAAACTCTTTTCTAAATACAGTTATACGTTCAAGTACTTCTTCTTGTGGAACATCTGTAAGCACCATAAGAAGAATTTCACTTAGAAACTCTTGCATAAACACAGGAGTATCTGAACGCCTCAAGTCTAAGCCCATTGCTTTTACTTTGCCTGGTTTTCCATCTGTGTCTGTTCTAAAGCCTTCGTTATCATAAACTAGTGCCGCATAACGCTTCTTAGTAATATACAGTCCGCTTTGTGCTACAATTTCTCTACCAGCGGCAATAACTTCTGCACGACTTTTTGGACAATGAAATGCTTCACCCATAAAGTCTGAAAATGTAGTATTAGCCGCTTCGCAAACTTGATCATACAGTGTTACCACAGTATCTTTATCAAAAGGAATTTTTCCTTCGTCAATATCATCTTTTAATACAGGATATGCACTAAAGTAAACCGAGTCTGTATCACCGTATATAATTGCTTTGCCTACATGATCGTATTCACCTGTAATTACTTTGTTTACTTCTGCACTCATATGTTTAACAATAGTACGACCAGTAAGTGTAGTTGATTGTCCTATCCTTTTGTCAAAAAATCTGCAACCAGGATTAAGAATGGCCCCGTAAAGAGAGTTAAGATTAATTTTCTTAACAAGTTGCCGTTTGTCCCAAAATGCAATTTCAGTTTCATTGCCTGCGTCTTTTGCTTTTTTGAGCATACCTTGTAGTTCTTTACGTTCTGCATACCACCTCTTTAGTAGTCCGGGAATAACTCCTTCGAACTCAGTTGTAAATATTGTACCATTAGATGAAAGCATCCAAGGTTGATTACTATCGAAAATTAGTTTATATAATTCAGCACCGCTTAATACATCGCTGGTTCCGTTTTCCCAATCCACAGTTAGTGCAACATCACGCTTCTGTTCCATAACAGCTTCATATTCTTCTGTGCTAAATCGTCCTTCCCAACTACCTGCAAATGACTTCTTTTTAAGTGTCATATCTTCGTGTACACGGGCTTCTGATATCTCTGGACGTATTTGTCCTATGATTGTTTCTGGAGCCATGTTCAGCGCACGAATCACACTAGGATATAGACTGTTCAAGTCCATTGACCCAATCCATTTATGCAAGCCTTTTTTAGGAAACGCAACATATGCACCTGCGGCTTGTGTGTTCTCATCATCACGTCTAGGACGATTAGGAACTTGTAAGCCTCTGTTATGTGCTTCGTTTACAATCGCTTGCTCTGTAACAGCAACAGCACCCATTGTAGTTTGTAGTAGTACAGTATTTGCATGAGCAAGTTCATTGCTAAGATCAATAAAGCGTAGCTTCTTGTCTAGTTTGTCTAGTAGTGCGGTATCTTGTATGTTATATTCGATAAATTTGCGGAAGTCATTGTTGTATAATTGATCTAATGTACCTTCATATGGTACTTTGTTTTCGCCTACTTCAATCTCACCAATAGCATCCAATCGATATGAGTGTCGTTCTTCGTATGTGTACTTACGATATAGTTCTAGACTGTCTAAATGCACACGACCTACTAAGTCAAATGTTTCTGCTTGCTTCCCATATTTTTCATATTCACGCTTCTTAGGAAGTTGTCCCCACAAACAAAAACGTCTTGTATCATCTTTGCTGAGTACACGACTTGTTCTGTTTACAGTGTAAGGAATATCATAACCCTCACTGTTCCAACCTGACAAAATATCAGCATCTTCAATCAGCGTTAAGAACGTGTCGATCATATCACCTTCACGTTCAAACAGCATTACATTTTCGATACCTTCAAGTTCTTTCTTTGCCTGCTCCATTGTAAGTGTCTTAGGCGGAACAGCAAGACAAACCATAGTTTCCATCCATTGCAAGTATACAGATATGGATGTAATGGGCATAAACGGATCACTAGGATCAGCAAAGCCTCGCTCCGGGTCAAAGTCTGTTTCAATATCGAAAAACGCAATGTTTAGTTTAGGAGCATCTTGGTTGAGATAATTCTCACTTAGACATTGAAAGATCGGATTAATATCGCTTTCAAAAAGTTCTTTGTTTTTATTGATGGCAACTTCTTTGCGGAAGTCTTTTGTGTTTTTACAAACAATACGTGTTAGGGGATCTCCGTACACACTTTTGTACTTACCACGCTCGTCTTTGTAGTAGAATGTGTACTTTGCTTGATACTCGTGAAAGTGTCTCTTTCCATCTTTACGCTCTACAACTCTGATGATATCAGAATCGCGATCAAACATAGCGTCAACGTAACTCATTTATTCTCCTTCGTTGCTTGTGGCCAACTTAACCTTCTACTTGCCAGGCAATTGCCTTTGGCGTTATAAAATATATAGTCTAGATAGGGCGATACTGTTCATAATTATGAACCATCCAGTTAGTATTAATACCCAAGGTAACTTACGTCTATATGCACCATAAAAACTTGCACAACTACCTACAAAGTAAAAGGGTAAAAATATATCTGGTCTAGGCACAAGTACAGTATATGTAAGTATAGCACTACCTATTATAACAGATATTGCACCTACCATTTCTGCATAGTGTGCAATCGGATCAGAATTCAAACTTTCTAACCAAAATTCCCTAATACTTTGCACTACTTGTCCTTACCGACTGTGACAACTAGTGTTTCTAAGTCATCAAATTCGTCAGACACTCTTTCCCAATCACCTTTTTGTGCAATTTTAATTGCTTTATTAATTAAACTTGGCTTGATATCAAGTTCTTCTGCTACGGCTTTTACAGTATCTTTTAAACCTAACTGTAAATCTTCTACTTCCTGTAGTACTGTAACACCTTCATTTACTAGTCTTTCTAGTTTGGCCTTTTCATCGGCACCGAAAACACGACTTCCCATAAGGATCTCCTTTAAATTTAAACACTATTATATTATATTATTGAGGTCTTGTCAAGAGCTTTTTTCGGCTAATTTGCGATAAAGCATTTCTTTGATAGATTCTTGAGAAAAGTCTTTCTTGTATTTCTCTTTGCGAGGAATGACTTTGGTTTTGTCACCGTGTGATCCAGCTGCACCACTTTTACGTAATGCTTCCATATCACGCCAATTAGGATCTCTAGCCTTTATAACTGGTTTCTTATTTTTCTTTGCCTCTTTTTTAGTTTCTGCCTTTTTAATTAAATCTAATAGTTCTTTCTTTAACATCGGATCTGCTAAAATTTTGTTTAGTGTATCCGAATATTTGTCTAATTCTTTGTTAAAATAACTTTGCTTCTTTACTACTGTTTTTGTTGTTTTAGGTTTAGGATCTTTTTTACCTTTACCTGTAAACACATTACTAATACCCTTAGTTAGTGCGTCTGGACCTAGTGCTCCACCAGGTTGTACTGATTTGTAACCTTGCTGGAAAGCATCTAATGGGCCTTCTTCTATGTTATTGTCTAAACTATCACCTACTAGTTTATTTCTAGCAGGATGTGGACTTTCGTTACCACCCGGCTTAGAGCTTTTTGTAAATGCATCTTTGCCTTTAAGTTGGCCTGCACTACCTTTCTTTTGTCCTTCTGTAAGAGTAA